GTAAGACCTGGAAGATCAGAACCTGCTGTTGCAAGATTATTACCAGCAAACCCATTTACATTTAATCAAGGTATTGCTACAGTGTTTGTATTAGAACCAAATCATGGTAGATCAAATAATGATGTTGTTAGATTTAGAAATGTACAAGGATCTGGAGGTGGTTTTGATTTTTCAGTGTTTGAAAATTCAAATGGATTTAGTATAAATGTTGTAGATACGGATAATTACAGTTTTGCTGTTCCTTCCGCAGCACCTGGAGGTTGGACAGTAACAGAACAAGCAGGAGGAAATACGGTTACTGCAGGACCCGTAACATTAATATCATGATTAAATATATAAAAAATTTTTTTAAAAACTTATTTACACCTAAAAAACAAGCTATTATCTTAGAAGAAGTTAAACCAGAGCATTGTGATACTCACTTAAGGTTTAAAAAAAGCTGCAAAGCTTGTCAGGAGATTGTAGCATAATGGCTTATACTTTTTTAAATTTAAAAACAGATGTTAGAGATTATACAGAAGTTGATGATACTGTATTAACAAATACAATATTAACGACTATGGCAAAAAATGCAGAGAATAGAATTTACAGAGATTCTGATTCCGATGACAATAGATTTTATGCTACATCCACTTTATCTGTAGGTAATAGATATGTAACAATACCATCTGATTTAAGAATAATTAGATATGTTCAATTAAAAGATTCAAACAATAAACAAGTATTTTTAGAGAAAAAAGACACTTCTTACATGGCAGAATTCTATGATACACCTGGAACAGCGTCAGGAATTCCAAAGTATTATGCTAACTGGGATGCTAATTTTTGGGTTGTGGCTCCTACACCAAACGCTGCTTTTGAAATAACTTTAGCTTATATTAAGCAACCAACAACTATAACTACTTCAGATTCTCAAACCACATATTTATCAAATAAATATCAAGATTTACTTTTATATGCTAGTTTGGTAGAAGCCTATGGATACTTGAAAGGTCCCGCAGATATGTTACAATACTACGAAGGGGCTTATCGAAGAGCTTTACAATCGTACTCTATCGAACAACAAGGTAGAAGACGCAGAGACGAATGGCAAGATGGTGCTATACGTACTCCTTTAAAATCACCATCACCATAAATAAGGAGATAAATAAATGGCAAACATAGTACCTAATTCTTTCAAATCAGGATTATTAAAAGGAACTTTTAATTTTGATACATCCGGTAATGGAGGAAACGTTTTTAAGTGTGCTTTGTATACTAGCATCTCAGGATACAGTGTAACATCAACTGTATATCTATCAGGTACAGGAAACGGTGAAGTTAGTTCTTCAGGAACATCTTACACAACAGGTGGAAATAATCTAACTAACAACGGAGTTGCAGGAACAACAACTTCATTTGTTGATTTTCAAGATTTAACTTTTCCTTCTGTAACGTTGACTGCTGCAGGAGCTGCTATATATAAATCAACTGGAGGCGGAAACGAATTGGCCTTGGTATTGGACTTTGGTGGAAACAAGACGGCGACTAACGGAGACTTTATTATTCAGTTCCCTACGCCTGATGCATCAAACGCTATCATTAGACTTGGCGACGCGTAATAGATAAGGATTAAATAAATGGCTTTTGTACTTAACGACAGAGTTAAACAGACTAGTACGACTACTGGAACTGGAACATTTAGTTTAACAGGAACCGAAGTTGGTTTCGAAACTTTTGTTGCAGGTATCGGTACAACTAATAATACATTTTATGCGATAGCACTAGATGGAACTGCTGAATTTGAAGTCGGTATTGGAACAGTAACTGATGCAGCTACTGATACACTTTCAAGAGATACCGTTATCTCCTCTTCAAACTCAGACAATAAAGTAGATTTCAGTGCTGGAACTAAAACTGTATTTTGTACTTACCCTGCAAAGCGAGCTCCGTCTGCAGCTATGACAGCCACAACATATGTAACAACACATGCTTCTACAATTTCTGATACACAAACAATGGACTCAGGAGTTTTAGCAGGGCCAGTAACAGTTTCAGGAACTGTAACAGTAACAGGTAATTTGGTAATTATATAATGAGTAAAATAGAAGTAGATAAAATTATACCACAGTCAGGGACAGCTTTACAGGTTGGTGAATCAGGTGATACTATTACAGTTCCTTCAGGAGCTACTTTAGATGCATCGAATGCAACAACTTCTTTACCTGCAAATGTTGTAACAACTGATGGAACACAGACTTTAACAAATAAATCTATTGTTGCTACTCAATTAACAGGAACAGTTGATAATGCTAGATTAACTGGTTCAGGTGCAATTACTATTAATGGTGCATCTGTAGCTTTAGGTGGATCTACAACAATTGAAACAGGAACATCTTGGCAATCCAATATCAAAACTTCTGCATTTACAGCAGTTGCTGGTGAAGGATATTGGGTAAATACAACATCAAGTGCAATTACTGCAACTTTACCTTCTTCTGTTAGTGTAGGAGATATAATAGAATTTTCAGATTATTCAAGATCATGGGGAACAAACGCAATGACTTTGAATTTAAATAGTTTAAAATTTCAAGGTGGTAGTGGTAATCCAGTTTATTCAAGTAATGGACAATCAATTAAAATTATTTACTCTGGAACAACTAAAGGTTGGATTCCATTTTTAGATAGCACTGTTGCACACACTCAAACATATAGTGCAGATTTTTTAATTATTGCTGGAGGAGGAGCTTCTGGAGATAATCCAGCTGGTTATACTGGTGGAGCTGGTGGAGCTGGAGGATATAGAAACTCATATTCTACAGAGTCTTCTGGTGGTGGTGGAAGTTCAGAAACAAGTTTAACATTAACTGTAGGAACACAATACACAGTTACAGTTGGTGCTGGTGGTTCTGCAAGTAATAATTCTCCTGGTGGTAACGGTAATAATTCTTCTATTTCTGGATCAAACATTACAACAATTACATCTATTGGAGGAGGTGGAGGAGGAGAAGGAAACTCTGGAAGTCCAGACAAAGATGGAAAAGATGGAGGATCTGGTGGTTCTGGTGCATCAAATCCTGGTTCTACTCAAGGTACTGCTGGTAGTGGAACATCTAATCAAGGTTTTAATGCTGGAACATCTAATGGTGGTTCTGATAATGCACTTCAATCTGGAGGTGGTGGTGGAGCTGGATCTGCTGGTGGAAATGGTACATCATCTACTGGTGGAGGCGGTGGTTCTGGATTAGCGTCTTCAATTACAGGCTCATCTGTTACAAGAGGTGGTGGAGGAGCTGGAGGTTCTTTTAATCAAAATGTCGGTTCTCCTGGTTCTGGTGGAGGTGGTTCAGCTGGTTCAGCTGGTACTGCAAATACTGGTGGAGGTGGAGGTGCTGCTTCTACTTCTGGAAGTAATGGAGATCCTGGTAATGGTGGATCTGGTGTCGTTATTTTAAGAGTTCCAACCGCAAGTTATTCATCAACTACAACAGGAAGTCCAACAGTTTCAACATCTGGTGCAGATACAATATTAACATTTAATAGTAGTGGGAGTTACACAGGATAATGGCTCATTTTGCAAAATTAGGTATAGGAAATATAATTGAAAAAGTTGAAGTAGTATCAAATGATATTGCAACTACTGAACAAGCTGGTGTAGAATTTTTACAAAATTTATACAATGATAGAGCAGTTTGGAAACAAACTTCTTATAATGGAAATATAAGAAAAAATTTTGCTAGTAAAGGTTTTAAATATGATCAAACTAGAGATGCTTTTATTCCACCAAAATTTTTTGATAGTTGGATATTAAATGAAGATACTTGTCGTTGGGAAGCTCCAATTGCGTATCCTACAGATGGTCAAAAATATGCTTGGAATGAAACAGATCAACAATGGGATTTATTAGAATAATATGAGTGAAGTAAAAGTAAATAAAATTAGTCCAAGGTCCGGGACCAACGTACAACTAGGAGATAGTGGAGATACTATAACTATCCCTGCAGGTGCAACGTTTGCTGGAACACAGAATATTGCAAACTCAGCTCTTACAGGTTCAGGACAAATTACAATCAACGGTCAAGCGG